AAGTGCCAATACTGGTAATTTCAGTGCTAATGTAACCGCATCATATTTCTTGGGTAACGGTAGTCAATTAACTGGTATATCTACCACTAGTAATACAATTTTCAATGGCAATAGTAACGTAAGCATCCCATCAGCAAACGGGAATATTACTATGAGTGCTGTTGGCAATGCTAATATTGTTATTGTAACTGGAACAGGTATGAATGTTGCAGGTACTGCAAACATCACCGGTATTATAACAACTGGTTCAGGTACCGGCGGCAATATTACCGGCGCTAATGTAATAAGTGCTAATACTGGTAATTTCACTGCAAATGTAACCGCAGCATATTTCATCGGTAACGGCAGTCAATTAACTGGTATAGCAAGTGGCAGTAGTTCAAACATCAGTAATGGCACCAGTAATGTAAGTATCGCAGCAGTAAATGGCAATGTAACTATAAGTTCAGCAGGTAATGCTGACATATTAGTAGTTACTGGCACCGGAGTAGTCGCATCTAGCTTGACAGTGGGTGCAGGTACCGGCGGCAATATTACCGGAGCAAATGTTATTGGTGCTAATACTGGTAATTTCAGTGCTAATGTAACCGCAGCATATTTCATTGGTAACGGCAGTCAGTTAACTGGTGTGGGTAATGCAACTGCTATAGTTAATGGCAACAGCAATGTAAGTATTCCATCAGCAAATGGAAATATTAACTTAAGTGCTGAAGGTAATGCTAACATATTAGTAGTTACTGGCACTGGAGTGGTCGCATCTAGCTTGACAGTGGGTGCAGGTACTGGTGGCAACGTGACCGGAGCAAATGTTATTGGTGCTAATACTGGTAACTTCAGTGCTAATGTAACCGCATCATATTTCTTAGGTAACGGCAGTCAATTAACTGGCATAGGCATCACTTCAGGCACTGTACAAAATGCTTCGGGTACTAGCGTTACCTTTACAGGAATTCCAAGTGGGGTTAAACGAATTACTGTTATACTTCAGAATATTAGCACAAATGGATCGTCAATTCCTATAATAAGAGTGGGCACTAGTGGTGGTTTTGTTAGTACCAGTTATTCGGGTTCTGCTAGTTCATATGGAGGTACTTTAGGGGGAACTGCCACAGCTTTTACTACTGGCTTCGGCACCGCCGGCGGAGTTATTGCGAGTAGTGTTTTAAGCGGAATTATGACAATCGTTAATATTTCTGGAACAATTTGGGTATATTCATTTACGGGTGCATTTGCAGATGCTACGTATACTGCGACTGGTGCAGGAAGGGTTGATGCTGGTGGAACAGCCAATAGTATTAGCTTGACCACAGTCAACGGCACCGACACCTTTGACGCCGGCTCAGTAAACATTTTATACGAGTAAAAATATGATCACACTACAAGTAGCAACAATAGAAACAAACTCAACAGATAGAGTATTAGCAATGTGTGACTCAACTGATGCTCTTACATCAATTCAGTCTAGTGCATTATTAGCAGTTACCCCTGCCGAAGCACCAGTCATTAACTTTGTTGTAATTAAAACAGCATAATATAAGATGATAAATATAGCAAAGTATTTAATATGATTTTTTCAGGAGTCTCATTTACCGGTGGATATGTTTTAGAACCACCCGCACCACCTATAGCACCATCTACAGTAGAATACCTAGTAGTTGCTGGTGGCGGGGGTGGTGGTTGGCTTGGCGGCGGAGGCGCTGGTGGTTATAGAACAAACACCGAACTAGCTGTCTCATCTGGTTCTGCTATTACTGTTACCGTGGGTGCTGGTGGCGGTATCACTGCTGGCACTTCTACATCTTCTGGAGTTATTGGAGATAATAGCGTATTTGGAACTATCACCTCGGCAGGTGGGGGAGGCGGCGGATCATATAATGGTTTAGGTGCATCTGCCGGTGGTTCAGGTGGAGGCAGTTTTTCTACAGGTGCGGCTGGCAATACACCGTCAACTACCCCTAGTCAAGGGAATAACGGGGGTAATGGTTCTTCTAATAATTCAGGCGGCGGAGGTGGCGGTGCATCAGCCAATGGACAAACTGCCCCAACTGCTAATCAAGGTGGTAATGGTGGTGCCGGTACATCATCATCAATATCAGGTTCTGCTACTTCATATGCAGGTGGCGGCGGTGGATATACTGGCGGTGGTTCAACTACTACAGGTGGTGCCGGTGGCGGCGGCAATGGTGGAAATCTCAATGTCATTGGCCCAACTGTAGGAACAGTAAACACCGGTGGTGGTGGCGGTGGAGGTGGCTATACTGGAAATCCTAACCGAGCAGGTGGTTCTGGCATCGTAATTATTAGATATGCAGATACATATGCAGAAGCATCAAGTACTACCGGTAGTCCAACTGTCACTACTACTGGTGGATATATAATATATACTTGGACTACTAGTGGTTCAATCACCTGGCCAGCACTGCCGGTAACGTCAACAGTAGAATACTTAGTAGTTGCCGGTGGCGGTGCAGGTGGCGGCGGAGTTCAAAGCTATAGTACAGGTGGCGGTGGAGGTGCCGGTGGATATAGAACGGACACTGGATTTGCAGTTGCTGCCGGTACTCCAATTACAGTTACAGTAGGTGCCGGCGGCACCGGGGCTGCGGCAACAGTTGGCACTAGTGGTGCCAACTCAGTGTTTAGTACTATTACTTCAACCGGAGGCGGTAGAGGAAGTGCAAATGGAGCCGGTGCTCAAGTGGGAGGGTCTGGCGGTGGTGGCTCATCAAACACTGTGGGCTCATATAGTTTAGGTACTGTTGGTCAAGGAAATAACGGTGGAGATCCCTATACAGGATCTCCATATGCGTCAGGTGGCGGAGGAGGCGCTGGCGCTGTAGGTGCAACAGGTGTTGCAGGTAGTACTGGTGCAGCTGGTGGTGTTGGATTATCTTCATCTATATCAGGGTCAGCAACATATTACGCAGGTGGCGGCGGAGGCGCAGTTGTCCTGAGCGGCATTGGCGGGGCAGGTGGTAATGGTGGTGGTGGTGCCGGCGGTATCCCAGGTGGAACAGGAGTAGCTGGCACAGTAAACACCGGCGGCGGAGGCGGCGGATCTGGTGGGACTAATAGCGCATTTGGCACTGGCGGTGGGGGCGGTTCTGGCATTGTAATTATTCGCTATGCAGATACATATGCAGAAGCATCAAGTACAACAGGATCGCCAACTATTACAGTAGCAGGTGGATATAGAGTATATCAATGGACCAGTTCAGGTTCAATAACTTTTTAAAGAAGAAATACAAATGATTATAGAAGGCGTAACTATTACAGGTGGGGTTGGGTTCCCAGCAGTGCTGGTAACATCAACAGTTGAATACTTAGTAGTTGCAGGCGGCGGAACTGGTGGTATACTTACCAGTGGTCGTGGCGCCGGCGGCGGTGCAGGTGGATTAATCTATGTAAGTTCTGCTCCTGTTTCGTCTGGAGCATTATATACTGTAACTGTTGGTGGTGGTGGCGCAAGTACAAATGCGACAACGGTAGCAAAAGGTGCTAATTCCGTATTTTCTGGCGACGGTCGGACCGTAACTGCATTAGGTGGTGGAACTGGCGGATATAATGACGATACCTTTAATGCAACTACTGGTGGATCCGGTGGTGGTCAATGGTATCCTGTCTATACTGGCGCAGCAAGCATTCAGCCAGTTAACACCAGTGACGGGATAAGCACATACTCTACTACAGGTTGGGGCAATAAAGGTGGCGATTCTGGGGTAAATCAACCATATGGTAGTGGTGGTGGTGGTGCAGGTAGTGCTGGCGGAAACTTTAACGGAGCAAATGGTCCAGTAGGTGGTCTCGGTAAATCTTACAGTATAAGCGGAACAAGTATAACATATGCAGGAGGCGGTGGCTCCCATGGCTATACTCCCAATGGAGGCACCGTTTATTTTGATAACGCAAACTATGGTGGTCTAGGTGGTGGTGGTACTGGATACGGTGTTTATAATATTTTAGCCAATGGATCAGACAATACTGGTGGCGGTGGTGGTTCGGGCGGCAGTGGCGGTTCTGGAATCGTAATTATTCGCTATGCAGATACATACTCCGCTGCCGCTTTAACAACCGGCTCACCAACAATTACAGTAGCAGGTGGATATAGAGTGTATAAATGGACCAGTTCAGGTTCAATAACTTTTTAAGAATAAAGTAGATGATTTTAACTCCGGGTTTAATTATTGGGTTGGGTGTAGCAATAGAGCCACCACTACCACTTATAGCACCATCTACAGTAGAATACCTGGTAGTAGGCGGCGGCGGAGGTGGCGGAGCGTCTAATGCGGCAGCAGGCGGAGGTGCCGGCGGATATAGCACTGCTACTGGATTAGCTGTCGCATCGGGTTCTGCAATTACTGTTACGGTAGGCGCAGGCGGCGCGGGTTCAACTAGCGGCTCGGTTAATGCTTCAAATGGTCAAAATTCTTTATTTAGCACCATTACAGGCGTAGGCGGTGGCGGTGGGGCATCTGATACATCAGGTAATGGAAGTATAGGTGGTTCCGGTGGCGGCGCTGCGGCAGATGGTTCGGGATTTGTTGGCGGCGCCGCATATGCCGGATACGGTAGTAATTACTTTGACAATACCGGAGATTATTTGACTGCTCCGGCTAATATTGCTTTAGCAATGGGTTCAGGTGCATTTACTATGGAAGCATGGGTATACAATGTGGGTGGTTTTTCAACAGATCCAATATTTGAATCCCGTTCTTCCTATACTTCAGCCTCAGGTTATGCGTTTTTAATAACCTCTAGTGGTTATTTAAATGTTTACACTAATTCGGGCTTTGTTGGACAATCTTCAACCGCATTAGTTTCGGGAACGTGGTATCACGTAGCATTAGTAAGAACCGGCACAGGAAGTAATCAAACAACATACTATATAAATGGAGTAGCCTCTGGAACAATCACATTGTCCGGGAACTTTACAGATGCTTCTACTGTAGTTACAACTATAGGCGGATCAACATCGGCAGGAGAAAATTTTAGTGGGTATATTAGTAATGCACGAATTGTAAAAGGTACAGCAGTTTATACTGGTGCATTCACCCCGCCCACAGCGCCATTAACAGCAACACAAAGTAGTGGTACAAATATTAGTGCTATTACTGGAACACAGACCAGTCTACTGATTTGCCAGAGTAACAGTTTTGTAGATGCGAGTACTAATCAATTTGCCATAACAGTATATGGTAATACCGCATGGAATTCAACCACCCCCTTTGTACCATACTCTGCATATTGGGTTAGTCAAGGTAACAAAGGTGGAGATTTTCTTGAAATTCCTCCCAATTATGGCGGGGGCGGGGGCGGTGGCGCTGCTGCTGCCGGAGCCAACGGAGGCGCAACAACTGGAGGAAATGGAGGCGCAGGTACAGCATCATCAATAAGTGGTAGTTCTGTAACTTATGCAGGTGGTGGCGGCGCCGGCACATATAACGGTGGAACTGGCGGTACAGGTGGTGCAGGTGGCGGAGGAAATGCCGGAACATGGTCGCTCCAAAATAATGGGATTGCTGGAACAGTAAATACCGGTGGCGGCGGTGGCGGGGCATCGTACACAGGAAAAAATGGCGGAGCAGGTGGTTCAGGTATCGTAATCATTCGTTACGCAGACACATATGCAGCAGCAAGTTCAACAACCGGTTCACCAACAATAACAGTAGCAGGTGGATATAGAGTGTATACTTGGACTACTAGTGGTTCAATCACCTGGCCAGCACTGCCGGTAACATCAACAGTAGAATATCTAGTAGTTGCCGGTGGCGGTGGAGGATCAGACACCGGCGCCGGTGGCGCCGGTGGCTATCGGTCTTCTGTAGTCGGTGAATCTTCAGGTGGTGGTGCCGCAGCAGAAACGATACTCAGTGTTATGTCAAATACTCCTTATACAGTTACAATTGGTGGAGGTGGAACTGGTGGTTTTAACAATAGTACCACACCCGGTACTATTGGAGAAAACTCTGTCTTTGGTTCAATTACATCATTGGGTGGCGGTAACGGCGGTGCAGGTTTTGCAAATAGCAGTGCATCTAATGGAGCCGTAGGCGGTTCTGGTGGCGGTGGCTCAACAAGAGCAACAACTAATATTCAACGTGTAGGCGGTTCAGGCACTACAGGACAAGGATACGCCGGCGGAGCAAGTGAAACAAACAACTGGACAGGCGGCGGTGGCGGCGGCGCTGGTGCAGTGGGTGCTAACGCTGCTGGTAACAACGTTCCGGATTCTGCAAACAGTGGTGGAAATGGTGGAATAGGAGTACAATCGTCAATATCAGGGACAGCAACCTATTACGCAGGTGGCGGTGGGGGAGGCGGCGGAAATATAAGTACTGGGTTAGGTGGTAACGGCGGAGGTGGTGTTGGTGAAGCATTTAATCTCCGATCACCCGGTGCAGGAACCGTAAACACAGGCGGGGGCGGAGGTGGTATATGGGAAACTGTGCAAGCGGGTGCAGGTGGTTCTGGTATAGTAATTATTCGCTATGCCGATAGTACCGCAGAAGCATCAAGTACGACTGGATCGCCAACTATTACAGTAGCAGGTGGATATAGAGTGTATAAATGGACCAGTTCAGGTTCAATTACGTTTTAAGGATGAAGTAAATGATTATAGCTTCGGGAATATATGTTGGTTCAGGTTTAACATTCAACCGTCCTCCCATTCCAGTTGAATATCTAGTAGTTGCCGGTGGCGGAGCCGGAGTTGGTGGAGGAACCGCCGGTGGTGGTGGAGGTGGTGCCGGAGGACTAGTTTCGGGTAGCTATACAACTGTGTTTGGAACACCAATAACTATTACAATTGGAGCAGGTGGAGCAGCAGAATCGTCAAGTGGGGCAAACACCACAATAGCCAGCAGTTCTTTAAACCTTACCGCACTAGGTGGTGGCATGGGATCAGTCGGGACTGCTACAGCAGCCAGTGGAGGCTCGGGTGGAGGTGCCGGCACACAAGGTGGCGGTAGCGGTTTTGGTCTCCCGGGTACAGGACTACAACCCGCTAGCGTATGGGGTGGTTTTGGTAATGATGGTGGAAATGCAGCTGCCTATTACATGGGTGCTGGCGGTGGTGCAGGTGCAGCCGGTGGCACTTATACAGGGAACGGCGGCGTTGGCAAGGAGTATGATATCAGCGGTATCTCTACTTATTATGCCGGTGGCGGTGGTACAAAATATTCTGCAGGTGGGTTGGGCGGAGGCGGTAGTGGCAGTGGTTATGGACCAAGTATCAACGGCACTGCAAATACCGGCGGTGGCGGTGCAGGCGGCGTGTATTCTAGCACCGGTGGGGCCGGTGGTTCAGGTATCGTAATTATTCGTTATCTAGACACATTTCCCTTAGCTTCATCTACAACCGGTAGTCCAACAATTACTACAGCCGGTGGATATAGAATATATACATTTACCGGTTCAGGTACACTCACTTACTAAGGATAAATCATATGTTTATAACTTCAGGATTATATATTGGTGCAGGTGTATATGTACAGGCTCCCCCAGTTCCGCCTCCTACAATTGAATACTTAGTAGTTGCTGGCGGTGGTGCTGGTGGCACCGGCGTCGGCGGCGGCGGTGGTGCTGGTGGCTATAGAACTGCAACTGGATTAAGTGTTACTGTAAGTTCTGCTATAACAGTGTCAGTTGGAGCTGGTGGAGTCGGCTCGGCAGGAACAAATTCTCAATTATCTGATGGTATCTTTACTACTGTCACTTCTGTTGGTGGCGGCACTGGCACTGGTAACGGTGGTTCAGGTGGAGGTGCTACGCTTTATAATGGTTCAACTGCTGGTACCGGAACTGTGGGTCAAGGTAATAATGGAGGAACCTCTGGTAGATATTCTTCGGTATCATACGGATCCGGAGGCGGCGGCGGCGGAGCCGGCGCCGGTGGATATGCTGGATCCGGCGACGGAATAGGTACTGTAGCATCAACCGGAATTGATACACCTAATGGAACTAAAGGAAACGGTGGGGCAGGATTATATTCATCTATTACTGGCTCATCGGTTGCTTATGCAGGTGGCGGTGGAGGAGGAACGTGGATAGGCTATGTCCCCGGTGCTCCTTATTATACACATGCAGGAGATGGGGGAGTTGGTGGTGGTGGCGCGGGCGGATACAGTGGAGGTGCTGGTAGTGCAGGCACAGTTAATACCGGTGGTGGTGGTGGTGGAACAGGTGCCAATGGTGGTTCCGGTATCGTAATTATTCGTTATCTAGAGACATACGCAGTAGCATCAAGTACAACTGGTTCACCAACTATTACAGAAGCAGGTGGATATAGAATATATAAATTCACTAGTTCAGGTTCAATAACTTTTTAAGGATAAAGTAGATGCTTATAACTTCAGGAATAAATGTGGGACCGGGTGTATCATTCGTACCGGCACTGCCGGTAACATCTACAGTAGAATATCTAGTAGTAGCTGGTGGTGGTGGTGGCGGATATTCTAATGGTGGATCGTCAAACGCTGGTGCAGGAGGCGGTGGGGGCGGCCTAGTGTATAATACAGTTGGGGTAACCTCAACACCAATAATTACTGTTACCGTTGGTGGAGGCGGTGGATCCTATACCAAAGGTTCTAATAGTTCAATAACCGGAACTAATTTCACTACCATTACAGCAATTGGTGGTGGATTTGGTGGATTTGGAGCTACTACTAATACTAGCTCAGGTGCCGGTGGTGCAGGAGGATCAGGTGGCGGTGGCGTTGGATTCAGTGATAGACCCGGCGGCGCAGCAGAACAACCAACTTCCGCGTCTGGTGGATTTGGTAGTGCAGGTGGAACTCCGGATAACGGGACTGCAGGCGGCGGCGGCGCAGGGGCAGTTGGTGGCAGTTCTAATACTGGTATAGGTGGAATAGGTAAAGTCTGGCCGGAAGGGTCAAGTACTTACTATGCAGGCGGTGGTGGTAGTGGTTGGGGCGCAGCAGGCGGATTGGGTGGCGGCGGAACGGGTTCAGCAGTTCCAGGGACAACAAATACAGGCGGCGGCGGCTCTGGACGTGTTGGTACCACCTCAGGCGGCGGCGGCGCAGGTGGATCCGGTATTGTAATCATTAGATATGCAGATACATATGCAGAAGCAACAAGTACAACTGGTAGCCCAACTATTACAGTAGCAGGTGGATATAGAACATATGAATTCACCAGTTCAGGTTCAATAACTTTTTAAAGAAGAAATAAAAATGATTATAGAAGGATTGACTATTGAAGTTGGGGTGGATTTAACCGATGAAGTCCTGATTGCACCCCCTACAGTTGAATATCTAGTAGTTGCTGGTGGTGGTAGTGGTGGTTATGATAACGGCGGCGGTGGAGGTGCTGGTGGATTTAAAACCGCATCTGAATTTGCAGTTACTAGTGACACACCAATTACAGTTTCAGTTGGTGGCGGAGGTACATCTTGGGCTTCTGGTACAAATTCTAGTTTTTCGTCTATAACATCAACTGGTGGCGGCAAAGGTGGTGCCAGTGCGTCAATAAACGGGGTAGGGGGAGGTTCTGGCGGCGGTGGTGCAAGACAAGCAGGAACTGCAGGTGCCGGTACATCAGGTCAGGGAAATAACGGCGGGGCAGGATCAAGTGGAGATTTTTGTGGAGGTGGTGGAGGTGGTGCAAGTACAGGCGGCGGGGCAGGAACAAACAGCAATGTTCCCGGGAACGGTGGTGCTGGTACAGCATCATCAATCTCTGGTTCTTCTGTAACTTACGCTGGCGGCGGCGGCGGGGGAAGTTTTGGAGGAAGCGTAGGTTCGGGAGGTGCCGGAGGCGGAGCTGCCGGAACTTCAACAAGTACAAAACCAGCTAATGCAACGGCTAATACAGGTGGTGGCGGTGGCGGCGGCGGATATAGCGGAACATCATCATCTGCCAACAGCGGCAATGGTGGTTCAGGGATTGTAATTATTAGGTATGCAGATACATATGCAGAAGCATCAAGCACTACTGGTAGTCCAACTGTCACTACCACTGGTGGATATATAATATATACTTGGACTACTAGTGGTTCAATCACCTGGCCAGCACTGCCGGTAACATCGACAGTAGAATATCTAGTAGTTGCCGGTGGCGGCGGCGGTAGTGATTACGGTGGCGGCGGTGCAGGCGGATATAGAACTGATACTGGCTTTGCAGTTTCCGCTGAGAGTGAAATTACAGTAACAGTTGGTACTGGAGGTGCAGGTGGAGTAGGAGCTGCAGCTGGAAGTAATGGAACAGACTCTGTTTTTAGCACTATTACCTCAACAGGTGGTGGTCGTGGTGCAAGAAATAATTCCTCTGCTGGAGCAGCAGGAGGATCTGGCGGCGGCGGCGGCTACGCTACTGTTGGTGGCGGTGCGGGAAACACCCCATCTACAAGCCCGTCGCAAGGAAACAATGGTGGCGGAGCCGGTACTGTTACATCAAGTTATCCTGGTGGTGGAGGTGGTGGAGCAGGAGCAGTTGGTAGCACTGGAACAACAGGCGGTCCTGGCGGCAATGGCGGAATTGGGTTAGCATCATCTATATCAGGTTCATCAACTTATTATGCTGGCGGCGGAGGTGGTGGAAACTATAATAATCCCGATGGTGCTACATATGCCACTGGTGGTTCAGGTGGAGGTGGTCGAGGCGGATTACAGGGAAGTGGTTCAATCGCAGGAACAGCTAATACTGGCGGTGGAGGCGGAGGTGCTGGAAACACTAATAGTAATGGTTCAGCAGGTGGTTCAGGCATAGTAATTATTCGTTACGCAGATACATCTGCTGCTGCAACAGCAACAACAGGATCGCCAACTATTACAGTAGCAGGTGGATATAGAGTATATCAATGGACCAGTTCAGGTTCAATAACTTTTTAATTAAAATAATTTAATTAAAAATAAATATAAATACATAAAAGGAATACATCATGAGTCATTTTGCAAAAGTAGAAAACGGAATAGTTACCCAAGTAATTGTTATAGAACAAGACGTTCTTGCTTCTGGATTATGGGGAGACCCAGCTTCTTGGGTACAAACAAGCTATAATACGTATGGTGGGCAACATACATTGGGTGGAACACCACTACGAAAAAACTATGCAGGCATAGGTTTCACGTATGATAGTGTACGTGATGCTTTTATCGCCCCGCAGCCATTTAATAGCTGGCTATTAAATGAAGATACTTGTCAATGGGAAGCACCAACTCCAAGACCAACTGACGATAAGCTCTATAATTGGGATGAAGAAACTGTATCGTGGAAAGAAATAGTAGTCTAAAACAACGATAAGTAGTAGTATGTGACTAATGTTTTTCAATTAAACTACGAAGCCAGACTTAAGAGTTGGTACGACTTAAGAAAATCACTTGAAGATAAAGACGTTAACACTATTTGTCTAGCAATAGACAAATGGTGGCAATTTGCACCACTATTAAACCATTATCTTCACCCAACTGATATAGATAACTGGCCCGGACCTTGGGAATTACTAGTAGAAAATAACTACTGTCAAATCGCTAGGGGACTGGGCATGGTATATACTCTACATCTAGTGGGTATCAACGACATTGACTTTTGTATCGCAATAGACGATAATAGTGAAGAATACTCTCTAGTCATGGTTAATAGCGCAAAATATATATGTAATTACCACCCTAACACGGTCATAAGTAATAGTCTAAACAATTTCAAAGTGACTAGTCATATAGACATGACCAAAATAAATAAAAAACTATAATAGGTGAAGAATGATTATTAATGTAGTAAAACGTAATGGTAAAAAAGAACCATTGATGTTGGAGAAATGGCAAGCACAAGTAGCAACAGTATGTAACGGAATAGCAGATGTAAGCCCAAGTATGATTGAGATTAAGTCACAATTACACTTCTATGATGGCATTACTACTAGTCAAATAGATAATATAACACTACGAGCAATCGTTGATTTGATTGACGTTGAATCAAATTCAGATGTTGGGCACACTAACTATCAATATGTAGCAGGGAAACAGCGTATGAGTATGCTGCGTAAGGATGTATATGGCACTTATGCGGTACCTCCGTTGTACGAAATTGTTAAAAAGAATGTAGCTACAGGACTATACACAAAAGAATTACTAGAATGGTATACTGAAGAAGATTGGAATAAGATGAATGATATGTTAGATCATTCTAAGGATGAAACTTATAGTTATGCCGCCATTGAGCAACTTATTGAAAAGTATCTAGTAAAGAATCGTAGCACAAAAGAAATCTACGAAACACCACAAATTAGATATATGGTCGCGGCCGCTACTGTATTTCACAGTGAAGAACCGAACAATGCTAGAATGCGCTATATAAAGGAATACTACAATGCAGCATCTGACGGACTTTTTACCCTTGCTACTCCTGTCCTCGCTGGTCTCGGTACCCCTACTAAGCAATTCAGTTCGTGCGTACTTATTCGGAGTGACGATGACCTGGATAGTATTTTTGCTTCTGGTGAAATGATGGCCAAGTATGCCAGCAAACGTGCTGGCATTGGACTAGAGATTGGACGTTTACGACCACTTGGTAGTCCCATTCGCGGTGGCGAAATCATGCATACTGGAATGATACCATTCTTAAAGAAGTGGTTCGGAGATTTGCGGTCATGTTCGCAGGGTGGGATCCGCAACGCCTCATGTACTGTGTATTTTCCAATCTGGCATTACCAGTTTGATGATCTTATTGTGTTGAAGAATAATCAAGGAACAGAAGAAACCCGTGTCAGACACCTAGACTATGCTGTAGTATTAAGTGCTTTCTTCTGGAGAAGATTTAAAAATAAAGAAAACATTACATTTTTTGATCCCAATGAAGTCCCTGACTTATATGAAGCATTTTACAGTGATATTTCACTCTTTGAAGAACTCTATGTAAAATACGAAACACGCAAAGACTTGCGTAAGAAAATAATTTCTGCCGAAGAAGTTTTTAAAGGCGGCATCTTAAAAGAACGTACCGACACCGGTCGCATCTATTTGATGTACACTGATAATGTACAAAATCAAGGACCGTTTGATCCCAAAGTACACCCAATTTATCAATCCAATCTTTGTGCTGAGGTTATTTTACCAAATAAGTCATTTAAGCGATTGGACGACGAAGCCGGGAGGATAAGTTTATGCACACTTGGAAGCATAAATTGGGGTGCGTTCCGTAACCCAGAAGACATGCGCCGTGCTTGCCGCATACTACATCGTAGCCTCAATAACATTCTTGACTATCAAGACTTTCTATCTATTCAATCTAAACTATCAAACGATGAAATTAGACCTCTTGGAATTGGAGTCACTAATCTTGCATACTGGCACGCCAAGCGCAGTCTCAAGTACGGAGAAAAAGACGCACTGGCTGAAGTTAAAACGTGGATAGAACACTTATCCTTCTACTTAACTGAAGCAACTGTAGAGTTAGCCAAAGAACGTGGCCCTTGCTTGCATAGCGAACATACGCGGTATGGTCAAGGTATCTTTCCGTGGGAACTACGTGCCACGGGTGTTAATGAACTAGCAGACTTTACACCAGAATTAGATTGGGAAACACTACGTACACAGATGAAAGAACACGGTGTCCGTAATGCTACACAAATGGCTATCGCTCCAGTAGAATCAAGCAGCGTAGTTATCAATAGCACTAACGGCATTGAACTGCCTATGAGTTTGATATCAGTAAAAGAATCTAAAGCAGGAAGTTTTACTCAAGTTGTTCCAGAATATCATAAACTAAAGCACAAATATCAATTGATGTGGGAACAAAAGGATTGCGATGGTTACTTAAAGACTGCGGCAGTATTGGCAGCTTACGTAGATCAAAGTATCAGTACAAATACATTTTATAATCCTGCACACTATGCAGATCGTAAAGTTCCAACTACATTGATAGCAAAAAACTTGATGCAAAGTCACTATTGGGGCCTAAAAACTTTCTATTATAGTTTGATTAACAAACAAGGTAGTAAAGCTGATGCTGAGATAGCACCAACAATGTTAGAACCAATTGACTTTGATGATGAAGCTGAATGTGAGGCGTGTAAATTATGAGCAAACAACAAAAATTAGCAGCACTAAGAAAAGAACTCATGAATTCATATGAGTATATGAAATGTGCAAATTTGGAAGAATTCAAACAAAGATTGCAATGGCTCAGTGAGGGTATGTTGAAAAATCATATTACTGCTGCAGGACACTTAGTCAACATGAAAGAAATTGAACTATATCAAGAATATCGTGAAAAACGAGAACAGATTAAAGGGTAATAAATGTCAAAACAACAATACAACTTAACAACAAAGACCGACTATCTTAATCGTAAGATGTTTCTAGACCCAGCTGGTCCAGTTACTATTCAACGATTTGAGGAAGTAAAGTATCCAAAGATCGCTAAATTTGAAGAAACAGCAAGAGGATTCTTTTGGCAACCAGAAGAAATCAGTTTAACAAAAGATGCCAACGACTTCAAAGATGCTAGTGATGCAGTTAAACATATCTTCACTAGTAACTTGTTAAGACAAACAGCATTAGATAGTTTACAAGGACGAGCACCAAGTCAAGTATTCATGCCGGTAGTCAGCTTACCTGAATTAGAAGCATTGATATACAATTGGACCTTCTTTGAAACTAATATTCATAGTAAGAGTTATAGTCACATTATCCGTAACATTTATAATGTGCCTAAAGAAGTATTCAACACTATACATGATACACAAGAAATTATTGACATGGCCAGTAGTGTTGGCAAGTATTATGAAGACCTACACAGGATCAACTGTGCAAAAGCGTTAGGTCAACCCGTAGAAGAAATTGAGCATGTAAGAGCAATTTGGATGGCTTTACATGCTTCATACGCTTTGGAAGCATTCCGCTTTATGGTATCATTTGCTACTAGTCTAGCAATGGTTGAGAACAAAATCTTTATTGGTAATGGCAATATTATCAGTTTAATTCTCCAAGATGAACTTCTCCATAAAGGCTGGACTGCCTACATTATTAATCAAGTAATCAAAGATGACCAACGCTTTGCTGATATTAAAGGTCAATGTGAAGGTGAAGTATATGCATTATATGCAGATGTTATCCGTGAAGAAAAAGCCTGGGCAGATTATTTGTTTAACAAAGGTCCTGTCATTGGATTGAATGCCAATGTATTGAAAGACTTTGTTGATTATACAGCAGTAGGGGCATTGAAAGAGATTGGTATTAAGTATCAAGGAAACAGTCCAAAATCTACTCCTATACCCTGGTTTACTAAACACGTTGATACTAGTAAGAAGCAATCAGCATTACAAGAAACTGAAAGCACTAATTACGTTTTGGGTGTAATGAGTGAACAACTTGATTACGATCAATTACCAAATTTATAAAAGGAAAAAATGAAAGCAGTATTATGGAGTAGGTACCACTGTCCTTATTGTGACCAAGCAAAAGCATTGCTAAAGAGCAAAGGGATAATGTTTGAAGAAAAGAAAATCGGAGACGGTTATACAAAAGAAGAATTACTAGAAGCAGTACCAACTGCTCGTACAGTTCCACAAATCTTCCTAGATGGAGAACTTGTGGGTGGGTTCACGGAACTCAAGAAAAAATTAACAGAAAGTGTCTAATGGAAGCAGGAAAAATATATACCATCAAGTTGAATAGTGGTGAAGAAGTAATCACTAAAGTTATTGAGATAACTCGTGACAATATCATAGTAACAGATCCAGTATCAATTGCACCAAGTCAACAGGGAATGCAGATGATTCCCAGCATGTTTACCGCAGAGGCACGAGGAAATGTTACGCTAAATACTAGTGCGATTGCGTTTTATGCTAACACTGATGATAA